AATCCCGTTCAGACTGAGTCAATCTTGTTTTAACTTCGATAACTTCAGTTAATCCACCACGATTAAGACCAGCAGGAGCAAACCACTCAGCTGCAACTCTATCGTTGAAAGCAATGACACCAGGAAGAACTACAGATGGTGGAACCCATACTGGTTTGTTTCTATCCACGTCTAATACTTTAACCCAAGGATAATATGTAGCTGCATAGTTTGTATCTAAAGGTTCTACTACAGATACAGCTGTTGCAATATTATCATTTATACCAATAGAATCCATTACATAGAAAGCATCACCACGTTCTTCACAAATTTCCTTAGCATAATTTGTTATTGATGAGTGTAATGAATGAACTACACCAGGTGTTACCAACATATTAATATCAAATTCATCTGCATTTGAAATTGTGTCTAATGCACGCTTATATGAAATGTATCCGTCAGCACTTGTTGTGGAAATATTAAATCCTTGTGTATTTCCAGCAACAATATGAACACCCGTCTTCTTTTGCAAGTGAGGTTTATGACCATCAAATCCGCCTTGGAATGGAATCATAAACTTACGAGTATCAGGTGATGTATTTGAAGATAAATCCACACTTCCAGTGTATGGTGAACCAGCACTTGGGAAGTTTGCAGATACATCTTGGTTATGATCACCTAAATAAAAATCTACGTTATTACCAACTACTTGACGAGAAGCAACTGGCAATGGACGTAAATAGTTAAAGTTATCGGATTCACCAAAATCATAGTCAAATCCAAAGTAAACTCGTCTGTTGTATATTCCATTTATACGTTGTTGTGTTACGTATGTTGCACCAGCTGGTTGAGCAAATCCTTCAGGTATAGGTGAATTCAATGCACGGAATCCGAATGGAACATACGCTGGTGGAACAGCTGCATTTGTAACTGCTTCACTAACTTCAACTCTAACATAGCTAGATTTATTGGAATAGTCACCATTAACTACTACCTTACCTTCGTCTGTTATAGTAACATATCTGTCACCAATTACTCTAGAAATGAATCTTGGAGAATTTGGATCTAAATTACATCTAAATTGTTCTACTATATTTGGACGTATATCTTCGTCTTGGTATGTAAATGGTGTCTGTGGTAATTTAGATTGATCTACATATCTGAGGATTACGTCAAATTCACCATATTCTGAACCCGCTATTGTTCCAGCAGCACGAATATTAGCTATACCAACTTTGATTTGGTAGTTGCTGTGATTTCCATGTGAAAGTGTGTGTAATCTAAACAAGTCAGTTACACTTCCACCAATTTTTTGAGATGTTATCCAAGGTGTTGATGCTTCAGAATAATCATTTGTGAAGTCCCATTCTGAGGCAGCGGTTCCATCTTGAATTTCTATTTCAGGTACATATCCTAATGTATCTATGAGAGCTCTCAAATCATTTGCAAAACATACATAGTTGTAAACAGCTCTTGTACCATAAGCATTATATCCGTAAATGTCACCAATAAATGAATCACTATCTGGATCAATAGAGGCACTTACCGCTACTCCATTTTCATTCTGTGCATTTGTAAATGTGGAAGTGTCTGTTGCAAAAGATCCTGATAATGTTATAACAAAACTATCTGTGTTTTGCACTAATACAGTTTTATTAAACAGTGATGTATCATCATTACTTGTTACAACAAATGTTGGGTGTAACATAGACACCAATCTTGAGCTAGACGCTTCGGTTTCATTATCAAAATATTTAGCAACAATAGCCAATGGATATTTCAATGAATAGCCACCAGATCCAAGTACTCTAACTATTGTAGCTGAGCCAGCATTAGTCAAATAGCTTTTAGCAGTATATGGAAGATATGATTGCTCATATGTTCCACCAAACATTTTTTCAAATTCAGCATATCCATTAACCAATGTTGGAACAAACGCTGGTCCTAATAGTGTTGGACCAACAAGAGCAGCTCCAATCGCTCCAATACCTTGTGGTAGGAATGAAAGGTCTCTCTCATTTGTGAACACTCCAGGACTTACAATTCTTTCAGTAGCCACTATTTTCTCCAGAAAATTATTTAATCAATCAGATTTATCAACAACCTTTTTTAGTTTTGTGTTTGTGATGCAACGAATTTATTTGATTCTAAATCTAAAACGCCATCACCATACTTTTCATTCAACTGTTTAACCAAATCCTGTTCTTCGGTTTGTAATTTGGAGTAGCTTTCAAATAACTGCTCTCTAATACTTGTTAGTTGTTCCAGCTGATTTTTCATCACATGCAATTCAATTTCTACTTGTCCAATTTGTGCTGTTATTTGAGCATACTTTGAACGCAACTGCTTCACACCATCAATATCATCTTGTGAAACTTCTTTTTCAATAGAGTCTGACATAAAAACCTCATATAAATAATAATTAAATACACATATAAATATAGTCTAATTTTCGTAGAATACAATTATTGTGTAAATAAATCAAAAAAAGTTTAATCTAAACGTGTTTCATAATCCCTAAGATCACTATCTAATGGTCTATTTAGTGGCCTAAAACCATCATTCTGATTTTCTCTGAATAGTATAGTGTTTATATCTGTAAATGTCTCGGATACAAATTGTAATTTGTTTGGTGTTACAACCCTCTTTGTAGTTGTAGATGCACCTATATCTTTGGGTAATAAGTATGCATGTACTTTTAATTGGAAAGAACTACGAACCAATCTATCTTGACCTGTTGTATTACTGTCTTCTAATGTTATGGCTTCTAAATGTGTTGCAAATTTGAAAAAGTTTTTATCACCAAATGATTGACCCGAATAATAAATAAAATTTTCCATTATGTAATTTAATTGCATTTGGTATTCACACCAAAGTGTAAACTCATATACAACATCTACATAATCAGGAGCTGGGGTCAGGTAATATTCGTATGGTTTTTGTCTTGGTTCATTTAATACACTAAACTTATCGTATTTGTAATTTTTACTATAAGCTTGCTTCATTACATAATGAATTTGATCTACAGTTGCTACTTTGTTTCTACGCATTTCATCGACTAATGTAACACTCGATTTTCTAAATGTAATCAGTGGAGCTATTGTCTTTCCCTTCTTATCCTTTAAAAACCCATCTTTTTGTATAGATGCCCACTTCTCAGCATTAGCATATATTATAGGTACTGATATTATTTCTCCGTTATCTTCAACCTTTAATTGCATTTTTTGGTCAACAAACGATTTAACAGCGAAATCTATATCATATAGTGTTATACCTAAACTACGAACTCTGTCTTTGTCACGTCTTGTTTGTGAATGTCTAGCTTTACCTAAATCAATCCTAGGATTTTGTTGCGAGTTTGCATCGTCTATAAAGCTGTCTCTTGTTCTTTTTATAGGTGGTAATCTATATTTGGATGAATTTTGCATTATATGTTGCTCGGAATATCATTATGATCTGTTATTATTGCTGGTCTAAATTCTTCTATGTGTATTCTTGAACGTCTTGTTAAGTGAGCGTTTGCTATAATAGAAACGTTTAAACCCCATCTATCGCCTGAAAATGCATAGTCTGGATTCTTTCCACCAAAGTATTGAGTTTCTTCTATTGCATCCAATTCCCACCATTCACCGTTAAATTCTATCACATCACCAACTTCAACGTAAACATCGAATTGTTTTAAATATTCCCTAACGAATCCAAAACTACACTGTTGTGTGTAATCCTGTCCAAATTCAGTTCCTTCATAAGTTTGTGCCTGTCTGTCTATTAGTGCTGCTATTTTTATTGGACTATGGTATACTTTTTTATCAGATTCATTATACATATTTGTTTTTGTATCTAATAATGATAATTTATACAAAGCAACTTCGGTATCAATTATATCAACTACCAATTCCAAATTAAGTTTATGCACTAAATTAGCATCACGTTGTCCATGAAATAATGGCATTTTATTACCTCAATTATCCGATATAAATAAAAGCCGGAACAGTACTTAATGTTTTTTCTAAATTCTCAGCTTCTAAAGCTTTTGCCTCCAACAACTTTGTACGTGTCATTGAATCCAACATACCACGTAATTCTTCCAACAAAGCTGCCTTTTCTTCAGCTGCCCCCGCTAATAAATCACCCAAAGTAGTTTCACCATTTGGTATCGGTATACTAGTATATTTATTTCTTACATACCCCAAGGATTGTTTTGCCAACGCTAGTGCATATTTGTATATCCATTGTTTACCTACAGAATTTATTCCAACATAAGGCATTAGTTGGTATGGAGCATTTGACATATCCGATACAGACCCAGTTCCAGGTGTTTTCAATGGATTACTACGCTCTTCTTTAACAACATACTCCAACCAAATTTTGAACTGTTTTGTTGGTACGGGAAATATTCGTAAATCATTATTGAATATCTCAAAAGAAAAATTAGATTTACGCATCATATCATTAAACTCTATAGCTTGAACTCGTAGTAAGTCTGCATACATTGGCATAAGCATAAATGAAACACCCGTTGAATAAGCACCAAAACCAAATGTATCCAACATCGCTTGATTTCCCAAATATGGATCGTAAAATCTCATAGCTGCTGGTGGTGCATAATGATGTACTCTTTTTATCTCTATAGATCCAGTAGGTACTAATACATCTCGTATCAATGTATTTAAACTGTATACCTGTTGTCCGGGTGTAATATCTATTGAAGCTGTGTAGTATGGGACATTTGCATTTATGAATGAATCTACACCATATTCCATGGATATATCTATCATTGGTTGTAATGTCGGTGATACTACTCTATGGGTCAAATTATTTGAAGTCGGTGTTCCTATCAAACTCAATAAATTTTGTTGAATATTATATTGATTAACTTGATTAGAATACTCTGCAATAGCTTCTTCAAAGCATGTATAGAAATTATCAGCCTGTAATTCTATATCTACTATCGGATAACCCAATCGTTTCGCACACCAATCAGCAACATTATCCGCATCAATTTGAAATTGAGGGTCATTATCGAAAAATCCAAATGGTGTTCTACCAGGACTAAACGATGAACTTCCAGGCCAAATAGGTATATCTGTCATTTATTTCTCTGTTTTGTTATCATCAAAATATTTTAATATATCATCAACTATTGGATGGCGATGGTTTGTTTTTAATTCATATATTCCTAA